CGCATCTACAAATGGACCGGTAGCGGGAGCATTACCTTCTGATGGCACACTTCGCCCAAATCGACCCTGCCACTAGCGTCGTGCTACGTGTGATCGCGATCAGCAACGACGTGACATACGACGAGCACGGCGTCGAACACGAAGACTGGGGCATCGCGCTATGCAAGCAGCTATACGGTGAGTCAACGGAATGGGTGCAGACCAGTTATAGCGGCAGCTTCAGGGCCCATTACGCTGGCGCCACCTACCTATACGATCGCATCAACGATGTCTTTGTCCCACCGGTCTAAGCGACGATGATTCTTGGCCTTACAGTGACCTGGGGCATTGGGCTGTTTATCGCCTACTGCCTTGTTGCTATTAACCCTCGCGAAGACTGATGGCCGCCAAGTCCAAAACTGCATTGGGACGCGTCGAGCACAAACCCGGCAAGCCAAAGCGCACCCATCAAGGCCAAGGCCAGCACAGTTTGCCTAACCACGGCCGCAAAAAACTGCGCGGCCAAGGCCGATAAAATAAACAGAGAACCAGCTGTAGCGGTGACCGAAACCCCGTCGACATCAAGTTTTTGGCGGGGCGTCAAGCAGGAAGCCATCGCCGGTCTCGTGGTTCTGCTCGCCGGTGGCGGCATCACCGGCATCGGCTTCTTGGTCTACACCGTGCCAGCCAAACTGGACCACGTCATCCAAAACCAAGAAGCCTTCAAAACCCGTATCAACGCACTGGAAAGCTCGGTCAAGGACCACACCGTGCGCCTGATCAAACTCGAAATGCGCCCGTAATGTCCGTAGTCCACTCCACCAACTACGGCGACGGCTTCCGACTGGAGCAACTGGAAAACGAACGCGGCGAGATCTACTACCGCGCCTGCAAAGGCAGCATCTGCCGCTACGCCGAAGACGACTACATCGCCCGCATGTACCTCGAAGGCATGGGCTGGGACCCTACGCAACCAGCCCTCCCGTAATCCAATACACAATCTGATCTTCCCTTTCTTGCGTCCAAAACTGCTGGCGCCGATACCACTCCAGCCAATCTTCAGCCGACTTGGCTGTATTACACCCAAAACAGCAGGCAACCAAATTCTGTGGGTGCGTTAAGCCTCCCTTCATTTTTGGGTGCACATGATCAAGCGTCGCCGACCTACCTAACTCGACATCACAGTACGCACACCTGTTATCCCAATTCTTAAGTATTCCTTGCCTAAATCGTAGTTTTGCTTGTTTTTTATTTAAGTATTCGCCATCCTCAATGAGATGGTCCATACCGACAAGTCGCTACCCAAACGGTAGCGGCGGAAACACTTGCCCGCGCTAGACGTCTTATCTACTACAGCTAAGCTGTTACTGGAGCACATCCTTTTATGACCGACCAACAAATCGCTATTACCGCTGTTGTCGTCGCTGCTGGTTCCGAAATTATCGGCATGAGCAAGCTGCGCTCAAACAGCTGGATCCAACTGGGACTGCAGGCTTTGCGCTTGGCATTCCCGACCAAAAAGCGCCGCTGATCTTGAGGGCCCGCAATGACCAAGAACGCCATCCGCCTTAGCGACCTGTTCCGGTACTACCGGGCCCTCCCGCACCAGCTGGCGGCAATCACCGAGCTGGAGCTAGCAATCAACAAGGCGAACCCCCACATCATGGGTCGCGACCAAGGCTGGTTCAAGACTTGGAGCGTCGCCGGCAAACAGACCAGCTTCCCCAACACATGGGAAGGCGTCCTCGAAGCTGCCCGCGTAGCGGGCGCCAAATTCCCCGAACTGGTCGCCGCCCAATGGGCCTTGGAATCCAGCTACGGAAAACTGGTCTCGGGCCGCAACAACTTTTTTGGCCTCAAAGGCAGCGGCACTGACACCAAAACCCAAGAATTTATCGACAACCAGTGGATCTCGATCACTGACAGCTTCATCGACTTTCCCGACCTGCTGTCCTGCGTCATCTACCTTGTCGACCACTGGTACAAGGATTACAAGCAGTACAAAGGCTGCAACAACGCCAGCACTCGCGAGGATGCTGCCAAGTGGCTGGTCAAGGAAGGTTATGCGACCGACCCCAACTATGCGGGCAAACTTAATGCCCTGATGGAGCAGCACGCTGGCACCAACCCCGCCACAAAACCCACGGAAAAAATCCTGAAGGTGGCGTACGAATACCAGCTCGGCCCTGACGATGGAGCAACCGGCTACCGCCAGTGCTTCAGCTCCAGCTGCGCAATGGTCGCTAGGTATTACGGCAAGATCTCAGGAGACTATGAGTACAACAAACTCCGTGCCCGCTTCGGCGACACGACCGACCCCAAAGCCCAGCTGGCCGCCCTCAAAGCACTGGGACTAAATGCCTCCTTTGAAATGGACGGCACTGTTGAGATTTTGGAGGAGGAAATCAGTAACGGCTATCCGGTGCCGGTCGGCTGGCTGCACAAAGGTCCCGTGTCCAACCCAACTGGAACGGGCCACTGGAGCGTTGCGATCGGCTTTACCCCCAGTCACTTTGTCCACAACGATCCGTTTGGCGAGGCCAATTTGGTAAATGGTGGGTACGTCAGCAACAAAGGCGGCGCTGGCATCGCATACTCCCGTAAGAACTGGCTACCGCGCTGGCTCATTGACGGCAACGACACAGGCTGGTTCATGAAAGTCCGCCCCAAGTGACCATGCGCCCCATCGAGCACAGCACCGAGTCCAGCTTCCACAAGGCCGCCACCGACAAGTGGCTGGTGGACCGCTTCAACTCCGGCGACTACCGCGGTTTGCTGGAAGCAGCGCTGATTCTCAATACGCTGCACCAGCTAGAAAAAACAAAATCGGCTTGGGCTATCCGCGAAGCCGCGGACAACCTAGCCGACCACTTTGGAATGGACCGCGATTCGGCCTAACTCACTCTCCCGTATCCAGCTTTTCCAGATACTGCTGGTACAAGCCGGTGTAAGTCCCCCTGTACGGCAACTCCGCGTTGGCGCGATCGGCCTCGACGTACAACTTCTCCAGAAAATCTACGCGTGCCTGGTCCGCTTGGACCCGCTCCCACGCTTCCTTCGCCCACTGTGCCTGTGCAGCCATCGTCTCTTTTTCCTGAACGAGTTTCAACCGCGCCCTTGCTGCCGCCTTTGGGCAGGTGTGGGACCGCACCAGCCTAGGCTTTTTCGCCGCCGGAGCCGGCACCTCCACCAGCGCTCCAGGGTATTTGTAACGCGCGATCTCCAGTGCCCGAGCCAGCGAATCCGCCCTAAACAACTGGCGCAGCGCTCCCCTACCCGGCAACCATACCTGCAGCTCGTGGAACTCCATCAGCGCCACGACCTCGGATAAACGGGCTCTTCCACACTGTGAATAAAAGCCGGCTGCCCCACGCGCTCCATCACAACTTTGGCCGCCTTAACCGCGCACTCGTAAGTAACCCAGCTGGAGGCATCCTCCTGTTTGTCCGTAAACGTGATCGTCCCGTTTGTTGCATGGAGCGCCGTCACCCAGCGTCCGTCTGCCACAACCACGTACCGCGTCACAACCAAAAACCAAACTACTGTGCAAGCCTAGTAACTTCGGCTGCACTGGGTCAGACTTTGTAGAAATCTGACTAAGTCTCATGCGTCAGTTTCTGACACACCTGGCTGTTGCTTGGAGCGCATTCGTCCCTGCACCCTTCGCTGCACAGACTCAGCCCAAGCCGCCTTATCCGCAGCTTCCGCAGCCCTGTAGTCCGAGGCAGGCAACGCTTTTTCCAGTGCCGCGTACACCATATCTCGGAGCATCCCCGTCACCTTCTTCCCTTCTCGACTGGCCAGTTCTTCAGCCAGTTTGTATCTGTGCATGTCAAGTAGAAGCTGACAATACACTTTTTGCCCGTGACGAAGCGGCATGGCCCACTGTCTAGTCTCTTACACAATAGCATACTGCGACACACTAGACCTACCACCTCAGGTCCTGATCCACACCCTTCCGCCACGCATTGGACTGCGCCAGCCTCGCCCCAGTCCGCTTCTGCCTGGAACCGCCGCGAATCTGCCGCGCCCACTCTAGGAACGCCGCCATCCTATGCAGATCCGCCGTCTTCGCCTGGCGCACCTCCCGCATCAACCACTCCATCACCAGCTCCCTTCCCGTGCGGCTGCGACTCATGAGACTAAATCTGAGACCCGCAGGATGGACTGAACCGAGCAGCCCGGATACTGTTCCCGCGCCTGCTTATGGGCGTGGAACGCATCCGGGGCGGTAACAAAAACGTCGAGCATCGGGCCATGAAGGCGATACATCCTGACCCGATACTCGAAGTCTTGGCGCGTCACTTTGCCTGATCCCAGCTCACCCCGACCTTAGCCTCGGCAAGAGGAGGAATATCTCCCAACCACTTAGCTTCCGCGTCCTGCATAGCTCCCTGCAGCTGGAGCGCCCAAGTCTCAGCGTGCTCCTCTACGACGAGCAGGATGATTTCGTCATGCACCACGCCGGCCAAGCGCACGATGTCTTCCCCGTCTGCCCTAAGGGCCGGCCACAATTTGCTGAGCGTAAGTTTGAGGACTGCTGCACCAGCTCCCTGAATGGGAGTGTTACAACGCGTGGTGAGTTTGTTGTTCTCTCCCGGAAGAAACCGCCGGAGCCCCGAAACGCGGATGCTGACAGATGGATTCTGCGCAGGCGCATTAGCAAGTGCAGCATTTTTGCGCTGCCATTGGCTGATGCCTTTATATGCAGCGTGGAACTTTTCCCGCACTTCCGCCGCCTCATCAAGATCCATTTGGATACCCATACCCGCTGCGTAATTTCTGAGTCCTTTTGCTCCACTTCCGTATAACAACCCGAAGTTGGCTGACTTGCTGACTTGGCGCTGGTCCTTTGTAACTTCATCCTCTGTGACCCCGTAGATCTGCATCGCCGTAATCGTATGCAGGTCCTTCCCTTCCTGGAACGCCCGAGTCATAAGATCATCTTGAGCTTCGGCTGCCGCCAACCGCAGCTCCATCTGCGCAAAGTCCGCCACCACAAGCCGCCACCCATCAGGCGCCTGCACACACGCCCGAAACCTTTGATCCCGCGGAATCTGCTGCAGGTTGGGACTCATGCAACTCATCCGCCCAGTATCCGCACCCATCTGCAAGTAGCTGGCACGAATAAACCCATCCGCCGAAACATTCTTCAACAAAGTCTCAGCCATCTGCCTACGCTTCTCTACTTTTTTCCACTTCAAATACGTCCCCACTAGCACATGATCTGCCACATACTCCTGTAGTGCCGCCCTACTAGCACTAGCTTTATTCGTCTTTGGATCAACCGGCACTTGTCCCAGCAGTGCTGTGAACTTCTTCAGCAACTGCGTCGGACTATTGAGGTTAAAAACATTCGGGTCCACTTTTTTACCCTTAGCACCGGGTTTTGTCTGGTACAGCAGCTGCCCATCCACCCCACGATGCAACTTGTGCTCTGCCGGCAGTGCCGCATCAAACGCCTCAATAAAAGCGTCCCCAATCTCGTGGTGCTCAATGTCTAAATCCTCGATTACCTGCTCCAGTCCTTTCCTATCGAAGGGCAGCCCGGTACGCCAAAGCTGTGCCATTGCCGGCAACGCCATGCACTCCAGATACCACGCTGGATACAGGCCGCCAATAGCCATCCGCTGCGCAATCTCCTGGTGCAGCAACGTCAGTACGACAACGTCCTTCGCTGCATACTCCAGCTGGCTTTGACTTAACTCCCCCGACCAGTCACTTTTTTGCTCTTCCTTTGAGAGCTCCTGCTTCAAGTAACGCTTGACCACATGCTGGAGCCCGTTCTTGATGTTGGGCAACCCATTGGTCAGGATCCGGCTAGCCAGCATGGTGCACAGCACCCGCCCTTCCGGGTAGATCTCGTGCTCCTGCAGCCAGCCGAGATCAAACACTGCGTTGTGCGCAATCCACTGGCGCTCAACCGCAAAAAATTCCTCCAGCGTGATCCAGTCATCATCCGACAAGTCAAAGCAGTCAATGACCACGGGCGTTTTGCCGAAGGTGCACAACTGCAGCAACCGCAGTCCACCAAAACGCGGCTGGAGCCCCGTGGTCTCCACGTCAAATGCAACAGTATCGGCCTCCTCCAAAGTGGAGAGGTGCTCGATGCCAAAAAGGATTTCCATGCCTGGTAGGGCGTGTACTCTCCTACTCTAGCAGGCTATCCAGCTCGCGCACAGCACACAGCTGCGCCAGTGCCGTCCCACCCTCAGGAAACCCGAGCGTACAACGCCTGTACCAGTGCACACAGTGCTGGCACTCTCCACCATCCGGCAACGGCTTGTACTTGTTCAGTAAAGTCTGCATCCGCAGCTCCGCCTTCCCCGCATCACTGGAGCGGTAACACCTAAAACACAGAACCGCCGAGGTCGTGGGCTTACCGCACTGCAAACACTGGCGGTGATTTTTTGCTACAGCCATCACGAAAAAGCAACACGTAGAAATCCAGGCAGGCGAATCATCTTCTTTTCACGTGTATGTTGAGCGCCGTAATCCGGCAACTCGACCTCCACCGTGAACTGCTTGTGCCCACATACACCACACTTACGCTCGCGCAACACCGACTCATCAGTGTCGTGGCACGACCTATAAACCCCTAGCCGGGAAGATCCACAGTTAGAGCACTTCATCGAAAGCTGCACCAGCAATAACAGGAAAACTAGTAGCAAAAATCTTTTTACACGCCACCGCAATCTCGCGATGCTCTAGCTGCGTACCATTTGCACTCCGCAGCTGGATGTAGTGAATCCAGCTCCTTAGCGTCCCGTGCATATAGAGCGTGGTCGGGGTGCATAGCGGCAGTATTCTGCGCGCCGTTTCTTTAGCCACACCATCATCCAAAAGCATCTGGTACAGCCGGTAACTGTCTGTTACCAACTCCCCAATGCGCATAGCCCAGTGCTTCTGGCGCAACGGATCCACGCCATCAATACTGTTCTGTCGATTGGCAAAATCCTGCAACCGCTGGTAGGGAATCTCAGCGGGTGAAGTCTGCGCATAACGCGTAGAAAACTCTTGAAATGAGAACGACCGATGCCGCAGTATTTGTGCGGCAATGTCGCGCTCAGTATCAATTTTCACGCACAACGAGGCCATCTCAAACGGGCTCCAGTGCTGGTGCTTAATCAAATACCGCAACAGCTTTGGAGCGGTGGTTGTGTTGCTGGCGTTATCGGGATTTGACACCCGTGCCATCCGCACAATCAGGGCCTCTGCATTAGGCGTGCAATGAACAAAAGAAACGTCCATCAGTCCTTGTAGGGAGCGGTAGCCAGTTTGTTGATGAGGCGATTCAGATACCACCGAGCTTTCATAAAGTCCTCCAGCGGATCCTTCTTTAGCCATGCCCGACTGACATACTTAATGACCTGCCAATGCAGCCCACCAACCACAGCATCTGGCGCAGCCTGTACCCAATCCTCAATTACATCAATGACCTCAACGCGACCACTGGTGTAGTGACTGGGGCTATTGACGTTGTCCATCATCCTTTAGATGCCTGCACAGTTTTGTCGCCGTAATACCGACCTGTCATGGAGTAGTCCTTCGACGGCAGCATCGACAGCTTGTGGAACACAATCTGCGCAATCTTCATGCCAGGCCAGATCGGCACTGGATGCAACGACCGCGCATTCTGCAGCTCCAGCGTCAACCGCCCCTGATAGCCAGGATCCACATACCCAGCCAGCAAATGCTCCAGCCCTTCCCTGGCACGACTGGATTTCAGCGCCAGCTGCCCAGCAATACAGTCGGGCAACTTGAACTCTTCCAGCGTCTCAGCCAGCACAAATTCATGCGGCTGGAGCCAGTACGGAGTTTCCTGCGAACAACCAGCCATTGACTGGGGCTGCAGCTCGTAGCTATCGGGCACTTCAACCAGCAGGTTTTCGCCGAGTCTCACATCGAGACTCGCGGGATTCACCAGCTCATGATCGAAGGGAGTCACAAGACCCCGGCGAACCAGGGTCAAGATCTCCACGTCCGGGAGAACGGTCACGCAGCCACCTCAGTGTCCTGCTGGAGCACCACATGCGCCCACGTACGCCCGTGCTTGATGTTGTTGATGGTCGTCATGTGAACGCCAAACTCCGCGGCAATCTTGGCCGCAGACTTCCCGCCAACTGCCAGCTGCTTTTTAATCTCCAACACCTTGCCAGGCGTCAACGACGCAACACCCCGCTTACCCTTGCGGCTGGACTTACGAGTCTTACTTTGAGACTGGCTTTCACGCTGGATCACTTCGCCTTTGGGCAGCGGAATGGTCTGCTTGGGCTTGGTCAGATCCAGCTCCACGTGCTGTCCTTGCTGGAGCACAGCGCGCGCTTGCTCTAGGGCATCGGTGATCAGCTGGAACTGGTGCGACGAAAGAATGTGCATGTCCATTAGTTTGAACGGGTGCAGTGTAGTACAGAATCGCCGTTGTGGTCGTTCCACTCAGGCACGTA